ATTATGAAAAACTCAAGGACGATTATGTTATTTTAGATTCTAAAACAAATCTCTGTTATTTTAAAAAGGCAACATTAGAAAGTTATTTAAATTCTAGGAAAAGAATTTTTAACACTACCACAGAAGCTATTAGATTTTTAGGCTGCCAAAGGCATGACTATTACGAAGGCGAACAAAATGTATGGTATGTAAAACTACCAACTTTTGCAGAGCATAGAAAAGAAAAACCACCAGTCAAAGTAGATAACAAACCATCAGAGCTTGATGATGAATTTCATACCGGTAAATTTAAAACGTGATGACCCAACAGAAACAATTTAATCTTTTGCACGATAAAAAGATTTTGAAAATGAAATGGATTAGAACACCAAAAGAAATATGGAGCGCACTGTCCAAAGAATTTAATTTCACTGTGGATGCATGTGCCTCAGACAAAAATCATTTAGTAGATAAATATTGGACTAAAGAATTAGATGCACGTAAACAAAATTGGAATGGTGAAATTGTTTATTGTCACCCCATGTTTGATTACACGATACCAAGCTTTATAAAAAAGGCTTGCGAGTCAAAATGCACTGCAGTATTTTTATTACCTGCATCTACAAATTCTGTCTATTTTCATACTTACCTTTGGGACAATAAAAACCACAAACCAAAAAACAATGTTGAAATAAGATTTATTGAAAAGACAAAAGGTTTATATGGGACTAAATTTTTTAGTGAGGATAATGAAGAACCTCAAACTGGATATTTAAGACCTTTAATGATAGTGGTAATTAAGAATGGATAAGACTCAAGAAATAAAAAAATTAAAAGAGCTCTATCATAAAACAATAAAAATATTTGGACCACCTGGCACAGGCAAAACGTTTACATTGATTGAACGTGTTTTAAAAAAATACCTAAGATTAAATTATAATCCAGAAAATATTGCTTTTCTATCTTTTACAAACAAAGCTGTGAACACGGCAGTGCAAAGAGCTATGGATGCTTTTCCACAATATGGTGATAAAGACTTTAGTAGATTTAAAACGTTGCATACGTATTGCAGAAGATACTTTGAGGAAGAAGTATTTGATCCTAAGGATTGTATGATTGATTACGCATTGCAAACAAAAATAGTTAAAAGATCTGACAAAAGATTATCAGATGATAACTTTACGTACAAAGATTGGTCCCTTGGAATTTATTCAAAATCTAGAAATTTATTAGTATCACCAGAGGAGTGCTATAAAAACGAAAGTTACAAACGAGACTCTCTTACTGTTTATCTTAGAAAGATTGATACATATGAGAATTATAAAAGAGCAGGAGGACAAAGATCTTTTATTGACTTTGATGATATGATTGAGAGAGCTATTAAAGAGGTAGAGTTCCCTGAACTATCTGTTTTAATTTTAGATGAAGCTCAAGATTGTACACCTTTACAATGGTCGGTTATTTATAAAATGGCAGCTAAGGTAGATAGAATATATTTAGCTGGAGATGATGACCAAGGTATATATAAATGGAATGGGGCAGACCCTAAATACTTTACAAAATTTTTTCCAGGCAGAAAAGTTAAGTTAAGAAAGACAAGAAGATTTGGAGAAGCCATACATAAATTTTCCCAAATTATTAGAAGAGGTATTCTAGACAGTGAAGAGAAAGAATATTTACCTAGTAAGGAAAAAGGATATGTAAAGTCTTATTTAAATTTTAGAGAGATACCTTTTGACAAGAGTGAAGACACTTGGTTTATTTTAGGCAGAGTCCACAATACAGTGAACGAATTAAGAATGCTTGCAAAAGATGCCGGTCTGTATTTTAAAGACAATCATGATAATAAATGTTTTGACGAAAAACAATGGGAGGCAATCAAAGCTTGGACTAAGATAAGCAATAATAAATCTATTAATAAAAAGGCATCACAAAATCTATATAGGTTTATTAGAGAAGTAAGTGATTCGGATTATAGAACAGATAAGTTTTGGACTAAAGAACCAGACTACAGAGATTACACGTTTGATTATTTAAAAGAGTGGTGTGGTTTAGATTTACCAAACGAAGCACAAAAGAAACATTGGTTTTGGATACTAAAAAGAAATTTTAAGCCAGGGCAGACAAGAAATTTTATTAGGCTGCTTAGAAGATACGGACAAAAACAATTAGATGAGGAACCTAAAATTATTATAGATACTATACACTCTGTAAAAGGAGATGAAGCCGATAATGTAATATTATATTCTAAAGCTAATTACCCTGCAAACTTTAGAACAAAAAACAGAGAAGAAAAAATTAATGAAAAAAAAGTTTGGTATACAGGAGTAACAAGAGCAAGAAAGGCTTTACATTTATTGAGAAGTGATTATAAATATAATTACCCATTAGGTGCTGATTACTTAGTATACATACAGGAGAAGAAATGACAGACAAAAGTATTTTCAAAGATATTAAAGCACCACAAGAAAAAGGTCCAAAACATTATAAGGGTTATCAAATTCAACCTTATGAATTCATTTCTAAAAACAATCTTTCGTTCTTTCAAGGGGTCGTTATAAAATATGTCGTTAGGTATTTGATGAAAGACAAAGAGAAAGATTTAGATAAAATTATACATTACTGTGAATTAGAAAAAAAGAGATTAAGGGATGGCAATAAAACATAAAATAAAATTTAAGAACAAAATACCTTCCGATTTAGAAACAGCTAAAGAAGAGGCAGATCAAGACTATCAAGGAGGCGGAGCTTACCGTGCATTTTTAAAATTATTTTTTAAAGCAAAGAAGGAGAAGGATGATAACGATACCGGATCTAATAACAAAGATTAGAATGATTCTAAAGAAGACTATAGACATTCCTTATTCTTGGATTGAAACTATTGGCTCTAAATTAAGTGTGTGGGCTTGGAGTAAAAGATGGAGAAACAGAAAGGACGGGACGGGTTATGGATCCGAATAAATTTGAATTATATCTTTATTTAGGATTTTTTATTTTTGTCTTTTTATTATTGTATGCATATTTATTTATATGAAAGTAAAACCTACTACTCTTAGGTTTGCAAATGAATATGTTAGACAGAATCATAGGCACAGTAAAATTGTACAAGGTTGTAAATTTTGTATAGCTGCAATAGATGAAGAAGAAACTGTTTTAGGAGTAGCAATTGTGGGTAGGCCTGTCTCTAGAAGATTAGATGATGGATATACGGCAGAGATAGTTAGAACTTGCACAACGGGCACTAAGAATGTAAACAGTTTATTATATGGAGCTTGCGCTAGAATTTGGAAAGAAATGGGTGGGACTAAAATTTTGACTTACACATTAGAAACAGAGACTGGGATAAGCTTAAGAGCAGCAGGTTACATACACACAGGCACAACACAATCTTTCCCAAAAGGCAAAGGTTGGACTACTCGTAAAGGCAGAGAGTGGCAACCAAAAGTACATCACGTACAAAAATTTAGATGGGAGAGGTCCTTGTGAGTTTACAATTAGCCATGAATTTTAAAAAACATATTTGGTCATCACCATCTGAATTTAAAGATTTATCCGGAGCTACCGAGATCGCAATAGATTTAGAAACTAAAGACGACGGTATTAATGAAAGTCTCGGTGCTGGTTGGGCATTAAAAAAAGGAGAGATAATAGGTATAGCTGTAGCAGTAGCAGGCTGGCAAGGCTATTATCCGTTTGGTCATTTCGGTGGTGGTAACATGATACCTGAACAGGTGAAGAAGTATATGAAAGATATATGTGCTTTACCTTGTACGAAAATTTTTCATAATGCACAGTATGATGTTGGTTGGTTAGAGGCTAGTGGAATCACGGTGCACGGACCTATTGTAGATACTATGATAGCTGCAGCTTTAATAGATGAAAACAGATATCAGTATAGTTTAAATAGTTTATCTAAAGATTATTTAGGTGAGTTAAAAGCAGAGACAGATCTTAAGTTAGCGGCAGAAGAACATGGCATCGATGCAAAGAGAGAGATGTGGAAATTACCAGCAGAGCATGTTGGGTTTTACGCTGAACAAGATGCACGGCTCACGCTTATGTTATGGCAAAGATTTAAACAAGAGATACAACAACAAAGTCTCACAACAATTTGGGAATTAGAATCTGAGCTCTTACCAATACTTATAAAAATGAGACAACGAC